CGGCACACGCTTCGACCTGGGTTTATCCCAGCATAGTTTCGGAGAACGAAATCCGATGTTTCCAGCAGGTACGTTAGTCGTCCATCCTGGACTGCCTGACATAGGTATTCTTCCTGTAATTGAGCACTGCTACACAGGTGACAACAAAGAGGTGTTGAAGCTTGGGTCCGATGCGAGGCATCCGGCCAAGATGTACAAGGACCACCCTATCATTCGCATGTTTCGTGAAGCGCTGCCAGAAGAGATACAGAAGGTAAAGCGCAAGCACCGAGAAAAGCTTGTTGGCCCGGGAGAGCCAATCGTACTGCCGGACACCACCTCGCTGGATATCTACCTAAGCGCAGTACCGGTATTCATAAGGATTGAGGCCAACAAGAAGTTTTCGGAACAAGCGGACAACTGGTATCGAGACATCACAGGTGAGTCTCTTTACGACCAGTTTGGCGCCCCAATCGAAGGCTACAACACAAAGGTAAGCGAGAACACCTACGGAATCATCTATCGCATTCGGTTCCCAGAGCCTCCTCCCACAGTAGAGCGTCCGAAGATTCTGGTACGCGGCGGCTCTCACCGAGGGGAGCTGGTCGAGTGGGTAAAACTTCGCGACGGGCGTATCGAATTCGCCTCAATGGATTACGTAGAGCACTTGCTGAAACTCGGATTCAAACTCGGCCTAAATAAGCCAAAGCGATAACAAAAGGACACAATGCAACTCACAGTAAACCCCACACTCAAAGCTTTCATTCGCCCACTCAGCGAACTCGAATTCAGCCAGCTCGAACAGAACGTCCTACGGGACGGTTGCCGCGAACCTCTCTCCATTTGGGAAAAAGATGGTAAAAGCATTCTCCTGGACGGACACAACCGGCACGCCATCTGCACAAAACACGGCGTACCTTTCAAGACTGTTTCCATAAAGTCTGTCACCCTAAACGACGAGAAGTTGCCGTTAGATTCCGTCGAACGGGCGGAACTCTGGATAGGCCAGAACCAGAACGGGCGCCGTAACCTGGACGCAAGCGACCGGGCAGCCCTCGGAGCGCAACTCGTCCCGGCCTTCGCAGTGGAAGCGGCCCGGCGCCAGAAGGAAGAGGCGGCCAAGGCTGGGGCGCTAGGTGCTCAAGCTGGCGTTCTCGGCGGGCGACCCAAACAAGGTGAGGAGAAAACCCCCTTAGTACAAAAATATACTAAGGGGGTTTCGGAGCCGAAGGTCGTACAGAAGTCCGTCCAGAAAGAAGCCAACAAGGTCGCAAACGCCAACAAGGCAGCGGCTCAGGCAGCGAAGCTCGTCGGCGCAGCTCCTACTTACGTCGCGGCAGCGGCCAAGGCAGCCGGGTACGACAACAAAACGCAGACCTTCAAAAAGCCCGAGGTTCTGGCGAAAATCGGCTCCGGCGCCGGTCAGACCAAGATTGCGGACATCGTAAAGGTCCAGCGCCAAGAAACACAGCAGACAAAGCTGGCAGCTATCACCAAAGAGAATGCCACGAAGCTTCCAGAGGAGAAGGAATACAGCGTTCTCTATGTTGACTGCCCTTGGCGGTATGACTTTGCCGAGACAGACAATCGAAAGATTGAGAACCAGTACCCAACAATGGATGTCGAAGACCTAAAGAAGTTCCAGGTGTCGTTCGCGAATGACAAGACTAAACCGGTCGGTGGTATCGCAGCGAAGGATTCCGTCCTATTCTTCTGGGCAACTGCTCCTAAAATGGTCGAGGCAATGGAGGTAATCAAGGCTTGGGGCTTCGAGTACAAAACTCAAGCAATATGGGACAAGGAAAAGATGGGAATGGGTTACTGGTTCCGAGGGCAACATGAGATTCTCATCGTCGCAACTAAAGGAAAGATGCCACCTCCCGGAGAGTATGCGAGAGTATCCTCAGTGATACGGGCGCCCAGGGGAAGACACAGCGAAAAGCCGGAAGTCGTCTACGAGATAATCGAGAAAATGTATCCCAAGGCTGCTCGGGTCGAGATATTCGCCCGCTCGCCGCGTACAGGATGGGACTCTCTCGGCAACCAGTTGTAACCTAATCCGTGGTGACAGCTCATCAGGTCACCACTTTTTATTTGACATTTCTGCAAACTTGCGGTAAGTTAGTGAAATCCACAGAGAGGACCAGCGGCGCCCTTCGTGCGCGGCGGTTGGAGTGGAAAGCAAACCTATCGGTTGGGCGCGTGTGTTTCCCGCGTCGTGTTCACGTTTCACGAACATCCTGATTGTCTGAACAAATAAATAACACTGCCGTGCTTTATACCGGCGATTGTGTCGAGATTATGCGCTCGCACATTCCAAATGATTCGATTCAACTCACAGTGACCAGCCCCCCTTACGACAACCTACGTAAGTACAACGGCTTCTCTTGGGATTTCGAGGAAACTGCCCGCGAATTATACCGGGTTACTAAACCTGGCGGTGTTGTCGTGTGGGTAATAGCAGATGCCACAATAAACGGGTCAGAAACGGGTACCAGTTTCCGCCAAGCACTCTATTTCAAAGAGTGCGGATTCAATCTCCATGACACGATGATTTGGAACAAGGGAGGTTTCACTGCTGTAGGTACTTTGCGTACTCGCTATGGCTCGGTTTTCGAGTATATGTTCGTGTTTACAAAAGGCCCAGTAGGTGTGTTCAACCCTCTCAAGGATAGAAAAAACAAACACGCAGGCATTCGAGAGCATGGTACAACACGATTGTCAGATAGCTCTCTGATACCTCGACCGTGCACTAACTTACGGGCTGAGTACGGGCAGAGATTCAATATCTGGGATATACCAAATCCCGGAATTGCCGGACAAAAACACCCGGCAGTTTTCCCGGAATCTCTCGCTCGGGACCACATCGTTAGTTGGTCCAATCTTGATGATACCGTGTTCGACCCGTTTTGCGGGTCCGGTACAACCGGAAAGATGGCGATTCTGAACGGTCGCAACTTCATCGGCTCAGAGATTTCACCAGAGTACGTCGAGTTGCAGTTGCAGAGAATACCCGGAGCCGTTAGAGCGTAGATGTCTGAACAAAAACCCCTGAAAGCCCATGAGCTGAATCCTCCGCTCAAAGTCACACGCATCTCGTCGCTCGAAGAGCTTGAGCCGCTGCTGGATTTCTTCAAGCGGTGTGGCGGCATACTCGGATGGGACATAGAGACAGACCCGAAAAAGGACTACTTCTACCGACGTTGCCGGACCATCCAGTTTGGCAACGCGGAAGAGCAGTACGTCATCGACCTGCTTCCATTCTGCGACGGTAACCCGGACATGCTGTTCGAGGCCCAGGGACACTACGGCAAACACTTAGACAAAACTCCGAATCTCAAGGAGCTGCTATCAATCATTCAGCCCGTTGTTTGTACCAAAGACTTTCTGAAAGTCGGCGTCAACCTGTCCTTCGAGTACATGAGCTTCTACTGGCTCTTCGGCTTACGGACCTTCCATTTCTTCGACTGCGCGATGGTCGAGAAGTGTATCTGGGCGGGCGCCCACTCGATGAAGGACTACGGCTTCTACTCGATGGAAGGGATGATGCAGCGGTACTTCAAAGTTCAGATTGACAAGGAGCTTCAGGAGTCCTTCACACTCGACGGTACCCTCACCGACGAGCAGGTCCAGTACGCGGCGCTCGACACCCGCTTCCCTATTGCTCTCCGCACCGCCCAGATGCTCGTGCTCCAAGGATGGACCGCGAAGCAGCTCGCAGCCAAAGGCGCGAAGGCCGCCAACATCATCAAGAACATCGACCCGCTCGTAACCGGCGACAACCTTTTGGAGATTGCCGGTATCGAGAACGACGCCATCGGCGCGTTCCAAGACATGCACATCCACGGCGAGCGCGTAGACCGTGAACGCTGGCTCAAGCGTGTGGCCGGGAAGAAAGAGGAGATGAAGAAACTCATCTCCGACGTACTCGACCCAATCTTCCTGCCAATCGTCGGCAGCAAGCTCGACACAGTGACCGACGCCGAGATTGAACAGGCGAAGGGAGCCTGGAAGAAGTTCAACATCGTCGGAGAGGACGAGGTAAAGCTCAAGGGAGAGATTCGCCTCGCGAAGAAGTCCGCGCCAGAGACTGTCCCGGCTATGGAATCTCAGCTTGCCGAGCTTGAAGCTGCACGTAAAGAGAAGAAGGAAAAGCTGAAGACGGTCGCCTCAGAGCTGGGAAAGAAGCGGACCAAAATCAAGAACCTCGCGGCCAAGTGCGAAGGCGAAGCACTCATCAACTACGGCTCGGATGCCCAACTCCTCGCTGTTATCAACGGCATGAAGGGGCTGAAGAATGTCAGAAACCTCGAAGACGAGATGCTGGAGAAGTACGAGCACATCGCCGTCATGTCGGCCATCCGCAAATATCACGGCCTGGCGAAAGAGATTGGCACATACGGCGACCAGTGGGCGATGGAATGGGTCACCAAGCCCTGCAAGGAAGAGGGCTGGCTACACCCCGGCGACGGGCGTCTGCATTGCGTTTTCAACCAGTACGATGCTGAGACTGGCCGGTCGTCATCCGAAAAGCCGAACGGACAGAATCTCCCACAGGACAAGGAAATCCGCTCGTGCTTCATCGCGGACGCGTCAGACGAGTCAATCCGTATCAGTACGTGCTGTGACGCAGCCACTCGACCGACCATCCATCCAAATAATGTAGACCAGTGGGCCGTCGAGTGTACGCAATGCGGTAAAGTCTGTGAGTACCACGAGACGAAGGCGGAAGAGTATGTCATCGTCACGGCGGATATGAGTGGAGCGGAACTTAGGATTATCGCGGAGCTTGCCGACGACCCGGTGTGGATTGGCGCCTTCGCTCGCGGTGAAGATGTTCACTCGGTAGGCACAGAAATTTTGTACCCAGAAGAGTGGCCTAAACTGGCATTGCCTGATTGCGCATACTTCAAATTACGTGAAGACGGGACGCCTCAGAGGAAGAAGTGCAAATGTCCAGAGCACAACGCGCTCCGCAATGCGACTAAAGCTATCAACTTTCTTCTCGCTTACGGAGGAGGGCCACATAAGCTTGCACAAAGTATAGGTAAACCAGTCGAGGAAGCGCGACGGCTCATGGAAATCCATAGTCAGAAATTTCCTCGCATTTGGGCATACCTGGAGGACTCCGGAAAGAAGGCCAAAATCCTCAAGAAAGCATTCGATATGTTTGGTCGGCGCCGTCTATTTCCAGAACCGAATTGGGATAGGGCTAAGGAAAAGGCAAAAGAGGACCGTGAGAAACAGCTTCGCTACGGAGATGAGGAAGCAGAAAAGAACATCCAAAACTTCACTATCGTACACAAACGTAAACCAACGAAAGACGAACTATGGCTATTAGAACATCGGCTACCAACACAGAGGGAAATCAATAATGCCTTCATGTCGATGCATGGAACCATAGAGCGCCAAGGAAAGAATCACTGCATTCAAGGTACAAATGCTACGATTGCTAAGCTCGCAATGTCCTGTGCGTTCGACCCTGACGGAAAGCCGTACCTATGGCATATTCTCCCGAAGTACGGTGCCCGCCTCATCAAGTTCGTCCACGATGAGTTGGTAATCCAATCTCCTAAACGTCACGCGAATGCGGTAGCTGCTGAAGTGCAAGACGCCTTTGAGCGTGCCGCAAAAGAGAAGATGTCAAAGGTTGTGATGGAGTCGGAGTTCAACATAGCGGCGACATGGCAAAAATAAATATGGTCACAGAGAGTATAAAAAAGGTCCGAATGCGGCCCTATCCTCACATTCTTCATCTGGTCGTGACGAACAACACATACGAGTGGTTGAATAAAAAATGGCCAAGTGTCAAATGGAACAAGAACGCCTATGCTACAACCACGTCTAGAGGATTTCAAATATACATGGTAATGCCGATGAAATGCGGTGTCGCGGCCATTGCGCACGAGGCACTCCATGTTGTCAAAACCATCATGGATGATGTTGGTGCAGATTTTGAAGAGGAGGTTTGGGCATACCACTTACAGGAAATCGTCGAGGTTGCCGCCATTTTTGTTCATAATAGGAGGAAATATGGGAAAGGTAAGAACATTAGAAGGGTACATAGTCGTACAGCCTAAGCAGTACTACGGCTTGGCCGCTCGATACGCATCGCGCACACCCGCTCTCAGTAAAGACGAAATTGCAATCAAATTGCAAATCAGCGTACCGGATGCACTATTTACACGTCCGCAGCTCCAGGCTACGGTGACCATACCGGAGGATGCTATAACTAAACCAGTGCTTGAAGCCACTGTACTTGACAATGTGCGCGAAATCATCCAACAACAGACCGGTATGGATGTGCGGGTTTCGCTCGTTGAGCCGGTTTCGTAATTGTTTGTCAATTTGTCAAACTTCTACTTGACAAATTCTGGGCAATTTAGTAATCTACAAACACTGAGTCCGAGAATGATGGCCTAGTGCTCTGAGGAGTCGGAACCTAGGCCGTCCGGTAAAATCAATGCTGAAACGGTTTGACGATAAGTACGTAAAGGGAGAGTACCTGAACTTTGCGGACAAAGGCATAACGGTAAAAAACGGAACAACCAAGACGTTCGCCGTAACTAGCCGATTCAATCAGTCACTCTTGGGGTACGTGAAGTGGTTTGCCCAATGGCGCCAGTACGTCTTTTTTCCTCTCAACTGTATCCTCAATAAGGATTGCTTGAGGGAAGCCGCCGACTTCTGTGATGAGGTTACTACCGCACACAAGAGTAAGCGTGAAGCGTTTCCTGCATCGGCACAAATGCAGGTGGTGGAGGTCGGCGCGAGCCGTCCCTAAATATGGCCCGACATAGCTCAGTGGCAGAGCGGACCCCTAGTAGGACGCGAGTCCGAAACGGGACAGGCCGCCGGTTCGAGTCCGGCTGTCGGGCCATCAGCTTCACCGTAGTACGAGAGGAATAGGAAATATGGCACTGTTCAAACGCGCAGTCCTGGCCGTTGAGGCCACTGGCTCTGCATTTATCAAAGCTGCCGAAGCTGACGCTAAGGCACTGGAAGCCAAGGGCCGAATCGTCGCCATCGACGCTGCAAACAAGGCAAAGGCTGAGGTTGTTGCTTTCCTTCAGACCGAAGTTGCCCGTGTTCACGCTGAGTCGGACAAAATCAAGGCCGACTTCGACGAGATTCTCGCTAAGCTCTAAAGCTTGACAAGGGTCAGTCGGACGACTGCTGCCAAAGGATATGGGGACGCCCATTGAGGCCGCAATGCAGTCTTCACCTTGTAGCCACGCGCTACACAAACGGCGCGTGTTTTGAAACACCAGGAGATTACCAAACCATGAAGGCTGTACAAGAGTTTTTTCTGTTCATTGGTGTAGTTGCGGTTGCATCGCTCGTCGTTACCCTACCGGTGATGTGGCTCATGAATTGGCTCATCGTGCCATCGGCCCTACTCGCCGTATTCGGTACGGCTCACATCGGGTTCTGGCAGGCGATGGGAATCGCAACGTTGTGCGGATGCCTGTTCAAGGGCCGCGCATCTTCGTCATCCACGAAGTGCTAATTTATTCGCCCGCTTAGCGTAAGTGCGCACTGCCTAGTCTCGACGGGCAGAGGAGGGAGTTGACGACTCTCAGGGGGCACCAAGTACGCACGTCAACAGGCAGCTTGAACCAAACCGGACGCGGGGGCGGCACCCGCCACGTCCACCAAGAAGCGCTCAGGTAGTCTAGGGTAAGAGGCTAGAGGTCAATAGTAAGGTGAAATGCTAGATAATAGACCTTGCTCCAGGATAAATCTAGTTCCTGAGTTCTTCTTTGTGGGCGTGTCAAAGATTCGACGGGTGGTTGACAAGATGTTCTTTCGTGCCGGGACTGATGCTCACCGTAACGAGAGTCAAACCAATAACTGCCACCAATGTAGGGGTAGTGAAGCAGACCGCAAAGGTCATCCCGTTCCGTGCTCCGGCACGGCGCGTGGTTGCAACCCGTAGCGCAATGCTGATGGCGGCTTAGGCTGCCGGGGATGCCTCCCAGCCGGATTAGACACCCGGCCCTGGCAAACACAAGGGAGGCTTTTTATGAGTAAGCAGACCACAGAGCGCACTCACTTCGAGGCACTGCATCTTGGCGCCCCGTTCACCCACAACAACATCAACTATGTGAAGCTCTCGGAGAGCTACGCCGAGCTTTCGGACAACAC